GTTGAGGGACGGTTAGTAAACGCTCCTGCTGTCAGCATGATGAAGGAGATGTTCACTGGGCGTGACTTTATGGGTAAGCCTGTAGGTTACGTAGATGAAGACCTCAAGACTTGGTATGACAACGTAACCAAACCTATGTTGAAAGAGGTTGGTATTGATGCCCCTGACATGAAGCTCAGTAAGTTGGTTACCAAGAACCTTATGTTCCTTTGGGTGCAGTCGTACCTTGAAACGTATAAGGCGGCTAATGATAGAGAAGAAGAAGACAAGAACTTTGAGGCAGCCTTCGTTGGTGCAGTCAACGCACTAGGTGGAAGGCTTAGGTATAACCCACCGGCTGGTAAGGGTGAATATGACTACGACACATACGGCAATCCTCCAGGATGGCAGTATTACTTACTTGGTTCAGACAAAGAAGAGTGGTTGATGAATCCTGAGTCTGAGTTACGACCAGACCAGATGGAGCAAGTTGAGGAGGAGGTTCTTGAATGAGTCCTGTACAAGAGTTCATATCGGTAGCAAGAGGCTGTGTTGGTATCAAAGAAGAGCCTATTGGCAGTAATAGGGGTTTCCATATTGACGTATGGAATACGGCTTGTAATGTTCCGCTTGGTAGTTTTTGGTGTGCTTCGTTTCTCAGTTCTGTACACGCAAGGTGGAAGTTCAAGACTAACCTTGACTGGCAACTAGGTCGTTCAGCCAGCTGTGATGTATTGCTTGCTCGTGCAAAGAAGTTAGGTATCTTGCACAAGACACCATACGTAGGTGATATTGGGTTTGTACTAGCGGCTGAGGATAGTGATGACGCTGTCCACGTATTCCTTGTATCTGGCTATAAGGACAACGCATTCACATCTATTGAGGGTAACAGTAACCTAGATGGTTCAAGGAACGGTACGTCCGTTGTAGAGCGTCCTAACCTATATGCAGGACGTAACCTCAAGCGTCTCGTGTTTGCTAGATGGGCTGACTTGCTTGATGATGTTTCATCTGAGCGTAATGTTGTCATAGGTTCTGACTCCATTAAGTCTATATTGACTAACGGCAAAGCTTATGCTGCGCTACGTCCTATGCTTGAGGCTCTGTATGGTGAAGATGTCAAGACTAGGTTGACCTTTGACTTAGTCCCTTTATGGGATGACAAGGCTGTCCCTTGTTCACCTATCATTCTTGGTGGTAAGTCTATGGTGTCTGTACGTGACTTTGCAAACTGGCAAGGACTGACAGTTGCTATTGATGAAACGTCTATCATCCTAAAGAGATAAACAAATAAGACACCAGCGTTATGTTGGTGTCTTACTCTTGTTCATTTATTGTTTATTTGAACTGTTCGTATGAGATTCCTATTTTTATAGGTGGACATTGTAAGTGCTGCGCCATCCATAAGCGTTACATACTTTGGATTTACTATCTGCCCTACGTGTCCAACGATTCCATCTTCGCCTTTTACGTAGATATCAGCAGCATATTCATTTGGGTGTTTCTCAAAGAACTTGTATGCAGTCTTTGCTAGTTCGATTATGAGACTCTCGTCTTCATTAGGTCTTATTGCTTGTGCTTCAAATTTCATTCAACTACCTCCCAGTCATTAGACAGGATGTCAAATGATGACAGGACTGTAACCCCATCAAAGACTCTGGTGTTAGCACCATTCAGTTTGTACGTACATAACTTCTTGTCTACCATCTGAACAAACCATCTAGCCCCAACACGCCTAATCGCCTTACCGCTTTTTGCATCTTCCAGTATCTGCGTAAAGTTCTTCATACCTTCTCCTTGTACTTTGCTATAACTACAGTGATTGCATTTATTCCCCAAGGAAGAGTCATCTTAGGAGATGGCACTCCCTCTGCAATCAAGACATCGCTAATACCACGTCTACTCATTCCATCTTTATGCATCGCCCAAATGCGTAACTGGACGTCTTCTGGTATCTGGTCGATAAGCTTCACCATCTTTACAGGAGGTGATTTCCAGTTTCCAGATGCAGATAATTGACTGATATGTTTCACCCCAATCATTTACGTCCCTCCGCATACTGCCCTATCACGTATCCTATACCCAAAAAGCAACACACTATCGCTAAAATGATGACACCTACGATGGTTATAAATATGGTCATTAGTCGCTCCTATTTGCAAATCCCCTACTACCTAGAATAACTTCTGCTTCCTTGATGTTGCGACAACCCATCGTCTTGTATGCACGATACAAAAGGTCATCAAGGGTTCGTATCTTCAACCCTAGTCTCTCAGCTGCTTCTGCCCTGGTCTTTGATTCTGCTACCGTCATAATCACGTGTCGTTGCCAGTTGGACACACGCTTGTATCCTGTTCGGATTGATACATCCATTAGAGACTTCCTTCTGGAATATTAGCGAAACGTGCCACACGTTTGTGGAACTCGATTCGTGATACCCCAATAGACCCATTGCGGTTTTTCGCTGTTATCACTTCTGTCTCGGAAGGCATATCTTCGTCCCAAGCATTCCTATCTTCAGCGTAATAGTCTGGTCTATACAGAAATTGTACCACGTCAGCATCTGACTCAATATCCCCAGACTCTCGTAGGTCTGACATGATTGGTCGCTTGTCATTACGCTGTTCACTTGCACGTGAGAGTGACGATAGAGCTATGACTGGGATGCTAAACTCTTTGGCTATGGACTTCAACCCTCTGCTCAGTACGCCAATATCACGTGTCCTACCTTGCGTCTCCTTGCCTGTATCCAGCATCTGTAGGTAGTCAACGACAAGCATAGATAATGTGCCTCTGCGCTGCATATCACGAGCCTTAGCCCTGATGCTCTGAATGGTCACAGGAGTCTCTGTTGAGAAGTAAAGGGGTAATGTGTCCACCTCACGTTGTGTAGCCTCCATACGGTCACGCTCGCCCTTAGAGAAGTAGCTGTTGTGAAGTGCTTGACCGTCTACGTTTCCTATTATCTGTAAGAGCCTCTGACTAATCATGTCCTGTGACATCTCTACGCTGATGAAGAGCGCACCTCCACCACCATTCGCTTTGCACTGCCTTGATGCGTTGATTGCATACTGTAACCCAAGGGATGATTTACCCATAGAAGGTCTACCACCAAGGATGATTAGTTCACCTTCTTTGAATCCGTTGATTACCTTATCGATATCAGCAAAGCCTGTAGGTATGCCCTTCTTGCGACCGTTGAGGATACCTAAGATGCTTTCACGTAGCACGTCACCTGCGCTTGATACTACGTTGGTTGCATTCTTTATCTCAGTACCCTTAGCAAAGTCTAGGGTGATTACCTCAGGGTCAATCTCACCTTGCTGCGCCCTGAGCATAGCGTACTCAGAGTTGACTACGATATTCCTAAGCTCGTGGTATCTCTTGACCTTATTGGCGTACGTTACAGAGGTTGATGTAGTAAACTCCATATCACCTAACTGCATCAGATATGCCAAGCCACCTATGAGGTCTATCTGGTTATGGTTAGTTAGGTCATCATTGAGTAGGACGATGTCGCAACTACCTTGCGTCTGAGCAACCACTCGCTTCATAGATGAATAGACAGCTTGGTTACCAGGGCGATAGAACATCTGTTCGTTGACGATATGCTCTACATCATCAAGAACCTTCTTGCCCCCAAGAAGGATAGTCCCAAGAAGGGACATCTCCACCATAGGGTCGAACGGGTAATACCCATCCTTCTTGCGTGATGATAGTTCAGATACACGCTTCTCAACTTCTGTCATTCTGAGATTGCCTTCACTTCAGGCTTGACATCAATCTGTACAAGGTTCTGAACCGTATCGTTTGCGTCCTTCGTCCAGTCACGTAGTGCTGAGGTAAGCTTATCTCTATCCATCTTCCCTGCGACTTGCCATCCACCGATGTACTTGACAGCAACGATATCAAAGGGATGCAGGTCACCATCTGTCAGCCACTCAACCTCACGCTCTGAACGCATCTTAGGATGGACATCTGAGAGGAACCGGCAGATGCGATTGAACATCTGAATGACGGATGTTTCACCACACCGGATGCCACGTACCCTTCGAAGGATTGCAGCTGGACTAGGACGGAAGTCCTCAGTCTTCAACATATCGATGACTACGTCAATAGCCGTCTTATCGTCTACATCTTTGAGGGAAAGAGCGTAGCCTACCGCAACGCCATCATCCCATCGCTGTTGTGCTGGCATAGCACTAAGGATGCCAGCAACTGTACCAAACGCCTTATCAGTCATAGTAGTTCTCCCATTCCTCTCCACTTGCATACGACTCAAACTTTGCTTCCACATAACGGTCAATCTCTGGTTGAACCTCTTCATTAATCCAGTGACTAATCATGTCAAGTACTTCTTCCTCATTCATTGGAGGCGCACCTGTTTGTTGAGCGTCTTCATCTGTCACTTCGATAGCCCACTTGATTTTCTCAACCCACTCATCACTATCCTTCAATAACTCAGGGTCGATTGGCTCTTTGCGGAATATCTTCCTTGCTTGTTCCAAAACCTTATCAGTTATGATGCAGTGGTACGTGACAGTGAGATTGGACTCATCATCCTCTCTCTCACCCTCGCCAAGCAGTTGGTCTGGAAGTGTCCAGCCAACGTGTGTGTACATATCGATGTCTATCATACCTACCTCCTATGCCAAGTACTTTACCACAATACACCGTACTGTCAAGACATATTCCTAACGAACTTCATTACATCCTCAGCTGATGTTGCGTGGTCTCGTGTCGAAGCTTTCTTGAGAGGTGTTCCGATGGTCGTAGTAAGTTGCGTTGCAGTTGACCAGTGTTTCCATACAGAGTTGATTGTGACCATATCTGCGTTGCCCCACTTGTTGGTGAGGTTCTGGCAAGCATTCACCAGGGTCTCACCACTAATACCTTTGTTGACCATCTGGTAGAGGATGAAGTAAACGGACTTCCATTCAGTGACGTTGAAGTCAGATGCCTGTAGTGATGGATACTTCCATTCCCTAAATGCTACGTAAAGCTCACGTGCTGGGTCATCATCCTTTGGAAGTGATACCTTTGAGCGTTTCTTTGTTGGAGCCTTTGGCTCAACAGCCTCTGGTACAGAGGATATATAGTTAATTGATTCTTGTTCTAATTGGTTCTTGTTAATTGGGGTACTAATTTCTTTACCCTCCCCCCTATAAGAATCTTTACCCTCCCCCTCCAAAATACTTTCCCCCTGATAGCCGGGAAGGATGATGTATTCGTTACTTGTTTGACGTCCTTCTTGGAACCTCATGCGACGTGATACAACCTTACATCCTTCAATCTCTTTTGTCTCTAGCCCTGCGATTGCTGCACGTATCGTAGGTGCTGATAAGCCTGTTGACTTCATTAGTCTAGGGATAGATGGGAAGCACACACCTTCTTGGTCAGCGTGTAATGAGATAGCGCAGAACACCATCCATTCACTTGACGTGAACTTATTCATATGCTGGAGTATGCGGTGTTCAAGTTGCACAAAAGAACTATGTTCGGACGTACGTAAGCTACGTGTCCTACCGTTGAATATTGTAATCATGTTGCCTACCTATAAAGCGAATATTCCCCTCAGTTAATGTGCTTCAGGGAATAGGACTATATCACATACGATTAGATACACCTTGTATCCGTTCGCCTATGTATCTCATGCAGGGTACAGCCATACTGTTACCCAACGCTTTGTAGCGTGGTCCATCTGGTGTTTCCCTATCATTAGGTCTGATATCTGTATATCCATCAGGGAATCCCTGTAATCTCTCCACCTCTGTTGGTGTGAGCCTACGTACTGCCATCTTGTGCGCTACGCCCTGCGTTGCCATCTTATCTAGTGTATATGACGGGTCACCTTCGTTGCCTATGCCTAAGCCGTTTTGACCTTTGTCTATCGGTCTTACATCCTGGATAGGTATTGGTTGTCCTACAAGAGGTGTGTTACCACCACCTGTATCCCATCTCGCGGCTACCGTAGGACTTGGGTCAACGGGTCCTGTAACTCTAGAATCGTTTGGATGATTCTCATACATCACAGGTACAAGTCTTCCAGTATAAGCGTCTTGACCAGAATAAGCACCGGGATGTGTATCAGCACAAAGTGTTCCTACTGTTCTTTGGATGCCGTTTGCATCAACGCTTGATGCAGGGCTGGAGGTAGACTTTTCCCCCTTGCGGTTGCTCTTCGTAGAATCCCCTCGCAAGCTTTCTGGCTCAAATAATACTTGGGCTGCACGTCTGCTGTCCCCTGAAGAATGTGCGACAACAAAGACTCTACGCCTTCGCTGGGGGACTCCAAAGTGTTGAGCGTCAAGCACTCGGTAGGCGAACCCATACCCGATGTTCCCCAACGCCCCAAGGAAGGAACCAAAGTCCCGTCCTCCGCTGGATGACAAAACACCGGGGACATTTTCCCAGACAACCCACTCTGGCTTAAAGTGTTCAACCATTCCAACGAAGACAAGCGAGAGGTTTCCCCTTGGGTCTTCAAGTCCTTTTCTAAGTCCTGCGACGCTGAATGCTTGACAGGGTGTTCCTCCAACGAGAATGTCAACTGAATCTCCATCTATATCCCACTCCTTGTACTTAGTCATATCCCCGTAGTTCTTTACGTTAGGATAGTGATGTTGTAATACTCTGCAAGGGAACGGTTCTATCTCAGAGAACCCTACAGGTGTCCATCCCAGAGATTCCCAAGCGACAGATGCTGCCTCGATGCCGCTACACACACTTAGATATCTCATGTGTTTAGTGTCTTCTCCCATCTTGCTTTCCTACACGTTGGTTGGTCTGTCCTACGTGGCTTGCCATCTGTATGTGACCATAACCCACCTTGTGTCATAGCCACCATAGTCCAACCAGATGCCTTGAGTGTCGTACCAAGTTCGTCTTCTAAGATATACGTTTGTATCTTCTTGTAGCCGATAGCTTTACCAGCACGTGCAGCTGCCCCATACAGTATTGAACAGGCGTTGAACGTGCCATCTGTAACCAAACGTGTGACTTCAAGGACTTCTGAATAGTTGATGGCTCGTGCTACTGGACGTCCAACGATACAAGCTCCACGTAATACTCCATCAGCATCTACGCATCCGATAGAGAACCTATGACCACGTGCAGGTTTGTGATGCCTATGGTGTAGTTCAACGAATGCGTTTGCTTGCTTTAGTTCAAGGGAAACTATCTTTAACATTACTTGTCCTTCCTGAAAGGACACTCGTCACATAGTGACGTGCAGTTGTTAGCCTGGTGAAGAACCGCATTCGCTTCAGATACAGACATACCTTTAGGAACGCTCACCTGCTCTATATTATTCTTAGGTAATGGTTCACCACGTACCTCTTCCATCAAGGTGGTGATAGTCCAATCTTCAGCCTTTGCTCGCTTCAGTAACTCTGTCTGCTTCTCAGGGTCAAGCTTTGCAACAACCCGATGATGTGTCCAGCTAAGACCTGCGACACGCCTATCCTTATCAACTGCCTTGCTAACCCATACATAGTTAGCGAGTGATTGATACGACTGCCCTGTTACATCAACAGCTTGAGAATAGCGTTCACCATAACGGCTCTCACCATAGAGGAGTGCATCCCCTATGGCGAACTGAAACGCCGTATCCATACGACTCAACGTACCCATAAGGGTTGACCATTGGTCAAAGGACAACTCCTTGACAACAGACAACCCTGTTTCACTTATGGATACAGAATCGGTAAGGCTACCGATATGTACCACTTCACTCATAGTTTGAATCCTACAAACATATTGAACTTCTGAGACAAAGTCTTAGGCGTCCTATCCTTTGTTGCATAAACCTCTTTTGTTAGGAGGTTAATAGTCTGGTCTAACTTCTCAAGGACGTTTGATACAGGGAACTGAGGTTGCCCAGTCTTTAGTTCTTCATTCACCTGGATGAAATGAGCCTTAGCCCTAAGCTGCACTAGTCCTTCAAGCACATTCTCAAGCTCACTTCGTCTCATCTTTAGTCTCCATAAGCGTTTTGATGGTGATGCTTTCTCCACCTTCCACTACAGCAAACCCGAATGCTTCAGCACTTGATGGGTCACTCAACAACTTAGCCTTCACTGAATCTGGAACCATAGATACAAGAACAGATTCCTGTACCTTGACAGCCTGTGGACATTCCAGCTTTGCGAATGCTAGTGCAACATTAGCAGTCATCACCTTTATCGTTGGTGTTGTCGTACGTTGACCGATAGTCCCGAATGGGCATCGATACGTCTTGCTACGAAGGTTGCCTTCCTTATCTCTTGGAAGGAGTGTGTTTGCTACCTTTGCAGCTTGACCTTCATACATAGCCCTAAGGTAAGTGACCTTAGACTTATGACGCTTGACCATCTTGTTGATGTTCTCTAAGACAGACTTGTACTTCATCTCTTCTGCTGCAGCACGTGTCTCAGCGTCAAGAAGAATTCTCATATACTTGAGAAGGTCTTCTTCACCTTCAAGGATTGAGGGGAGGTCTCTCCCCGTTGGTCCAGCGTACTCGCCTGTCTCATCATCAAACAGGTCACCATCAATCTCAATAATAGCCATACCTACCTACCTTTCTACTCGTTCGCTTCCAAACATCCAGTGATGAATACATCTGCCTCTGCTTTGTCTTTGCATTCAGACAAACAATCTGCTACGTGTGATAGTGAATCCTTTGTGATAGGAACCTCTGAACCGCCAGCTGCGACAGCGTTGTGGATTCCCTTACGGTCAGCCTTAGATGTCTCTTTACCCCAGAGCCTATCAATCTCTGCGTTGAACCTATCCAATGGTGCAGGTACTGTTGGCGCAGGTGTCTTAGGTGCTTGCTTTTGTGGAGTCTGCGGCTGTCGCAAAGGTTGTTGTGGAGCCTGAGATTGATTCTGGTATCCACTAGCATTGTTGCCGTCATCATCCGTATCTGATGCTTCACCGATAGCCAAGAGTGCAGACAAGCTATATCTGCGCCCATAAGTAATAGCAGAGCCTACTCGATGTGCATCTACTGGCTGTACCTTGCCATCCCTGTTAATGATAGGGTTGACTGGTACAGATACTTCATTAGCAATCCACTCACCACTAGCGTGAATTAGAGTGGAGCGAACAGTAATCTCTGTATCAGTATGGCTTTGCACTGACTGTGACAAGAAGATGTTGTACTGACTAAGTACTGGACGAACAGACAGTAGAATGCTATCAAGCGTGATGTATTTACTTCTAAAGATTGGGTTGTTGCCATCCTTTGCAACACCATTAATGCCAGCCTGAACCTTCACAAGGTCAGGTGCAATACTAGACAACGAATCTGAATGAAACATATGTTTTCTCCCTTACGTAGAAAGTGTACTCCAAGAATACTGTATTGTCAATAATCCATCTTAGACAAAAGAAGTTCTTCTTCATCATCATCTGGGTAGAGGTTTGAGATTTCCTCAAGGTTGAATGGTGATTCAGTATCCTGGAGTATGAGGAAGTCAGCTTGTGAATAAATCTTTGTGACTGGGATGTATTCAAGTATCATCGCTGGGTTGAGCATAGCCTCTTCAGGGTTATCGCTCGTATCCTTTATGACGCCTAGTGCGTGTTCTATATCAGCTGATACTACTTGATGTGGCTTACCGTTGATTAGTCTATGGACGCATCCAAGCTTGCCATCCTGTACCTTTGCCACCCGGTAAACAAACCCGCCAAAGTCTGGTGTAAGTCTGCCATCTGGTGCATCTGTAGGGCAGGTACATAGTGTTCCATTACATCCTAGTGCCTGTACCTTACGTCCGTTGTATTCAAAGAAACGGTAACGATTCATCAAGGTACGAAGTTGTATTCTTGTGTTGTACTCGATGCCGTTCTGCGTTACTTCATCATCAAAGATAACTGCATATCGCCATCCATCCTTCTCTGACTCTTGTATGAGATTGATACCCTCTATGGTCTCCATATTGACCCATACGTAGTCTCCACCTGTCTTCTGGAACACGTAGTCCCAACAATCAATACTTGGTTTCAAATAGCCCATAGTTTGCCTCCACAAATCTTGTAATCTTATCTACGGTTGTCCAGTTGTTAAGTTCTGCCTCAACCCTTGATATAACCAATAGAACCTCTTCGGTAGAACGACAGATTGTCGTATACCCAGCATCTGCTATCTTTTGCTGTATCTCAGATGCCTTACCTTTCGCAGCCTTCAGTTCGATAGCTACTGCTTTGCTGCCCCATAGATGGTGTGACGAATGTATGTACAAGTCTGGTAGCCCTGGTGTGTTACCCTGATAGCCTGTCGCATAACTGTACGCACCACATTTAGTGCATCTAACCTTAGTTCTAGTCTTCCCTGTTTCAAAGACTTTGTAACCTAGCACCATCAAAGTATCTATCACTTGTTTTTGTAGTGCTGCTTCAGGCTTAATCCTCATGCGTAACTCTCCATACGTATTGTGCTACGCTTGCAGTAATGGGAGCTTTGAGCATATCTATCTTCCTGAGTGCCATCTTAAATGCTGTAGGTGTTGGCGCACGTTTACATAATTCAAAGAGACTCTCGTTGTTTTGGATAATCTCTAACCCATTCTTCATAGGTTGTGTTGGATTCACGATAGGCGTAGTAAACTCCTCAAGGGTTGCATAGTTACGCTTTTGATTCACCTTATCTATGAACTTAACAACCTTCCCACCTGTGATGGATACGTCATAAATGGTTGTCCATCCAAAGTCTCCATTTAGAAATGCGATGATATCCTTCTTAGTCCAGTGATGACTTACCTGTCTACGGAACTGACTAACTAGCACGTGTACCCTGCCTGTCATCCGCTGCTTCATCATGTTGTATTGGATACCTCTCGCTTCCTGTATGGCATCCTCTTTACTTTCAAAGTATCTGGTAATGCTGCCCCAACGTAGCTGAGTTACGTGTGCATAGTTACCTCTACCGAAAATGGGCTTGCGTCCCGTTTTAGTTTCTGCCATCTATCTATCTATCTATTCCTTTCGTGCGAACTGGTTTCAGAACTGGTTTCAAAAAGAGAAAACGGACTCACCGCTTGCCTGAAAAGACAAGGGTGAATCCGATTACTAGTAAACCAATCGCTAAAGGTACATATCCCATAAACAGGGTAGACCATCCTAGGAAACAAACAAAGCTTCCAGTCTGCCTCATGAATACAATCCCTTTACATTCTTCGCATAATCGATAGCTTTGTGTACTAGATTCCACATATGCACACTATCCGTATGTGTGTACAGATACTCTGCGACCTTCGATGCATCCTTATCCTGGAGTGTTGCATCAGCTATCTTGTATTCATCTGGTGAGAATGCCTCTATATGGCATTCGGGGAACATCTGCCTGAGACGTTCCAATTCAGCGTTAAATAACTTTTGATTGAACATACCTACCTACCTTAGGGAATGAATACCTGTACCAGAAATGATACAGGTATATGTAAACGTATCAGCAGCCTACCGCTGTTACCAAACGTCCAGCGATACATTCTTTGATTTCCATACGTGAGTATGCACCAGCTAACTCAATTTGTTGAATGATTCGTTGCATACCATCCCTACCGTAACGGAATGTGATACTTTCCAAATGACTATTCTTATCAAATTGGAATAATGCATGATTGTGGATATCACCATTCCCATAGACTGAGATTTCTATGTCTAAGCTTCCATCTAGAGGATTCTTTAATCCTATACTTACAGATTCGATGTCAAGGATATGTTTCCAAAACATAACACGTATATCGTCCAACTGTACCGAATGACGTTTGATGCCATATTGTGCATAAACGGCATCTGTCACATTATCGATACTTTCATTCCATACCGTATCTCCACCAGCGAATACGCCTATGGTGTTAGGTAATTCCATCACCTGGTGTTTACTATCATCTACGAATGCGTGATAGAGCTTGAATGGGATACTTTCCCTTTCACATACCGCTATCTGTTCCAACATATCCGACGCTGAGATTTGGTCGATATCGACCGATTCAATTCTGATTTCCATA